CTACTCCACGCTACCAACACCGCTAACACCGCTCACGCTTTCGCTTTCATCGCCCACGCTACTATTAGCTAAAGCTAATAAATCGCTCATGTTCATTTGCGCTAAATTAGTGTTTTGATGGCTTTCTACAACCTGGATCTGTTCTTTTCCAAACAAGCTAACGCCCGCATCAATGAAAAGTTTAGAAACCTTTTCAGCCGCTACGATAATATTAGCGCTATCCTTTTCGTTATTCGTCAAGCTCGCTTTTTTGATCATCTTAATTAGCTCGCCTCTAGCCACCACCGCACAAAATAAGATCTGTTTTTTGATATAAGCGGTATTCATCGCTTTCAGTAAGAGTTCGTCGCTCGTGGTTTCTGTGATCGCTTCTAAAACGATCGGATCTAAGTTCAAGTGATCTAAGCTTTGTTTCAACACTTCTTTGACTTCTTCTTTTTTCGTGTCTAAAAACAAATCCATGTTTTTTTCGGTCAGCTTGTCGCCTAAAATCTCTTTAATCTCTTTTTCTTCTAAGTCTTTCGTGATCTTTCTTTTTATCCACGCTTGGCGCGTTTTAATACATCGTAAATAATTCTCGTTCATTTTGTATTTTTTCGCTAGTTCTTTAACGCTCATGCCTAGCGTTTCATACATCGCTCGTATTTCATTGAAAATTTTTCGGCTCGTCCACTCGCCTTTTTTAGCCCATTGGTTCAGCGTTTGTCGGCTTATATTAAATTTTGCAGCGATCGCGCCTTGTGTGGCTAAAGTATCCTCGTAAGCTTCTCTAACCGCTCTTTTAAGATCGATCTGTGAAAGGTTTTCGTTTTCTTGTTTTTCTTCTTCCATCATGATCCTCCACCGGCTAAGCTCTGGTATTTTTTGAGATCAATTTTTCCGCTCGTTTCGTTAATGTAATTGGCTTTGTCTTGGTATTCTTTGATTTTTGCTAACATTAACGGCGATACATTACCGCCCAAACTCTCCAACATTTGCACGTTTTTCTTCAATGAGTTCAATAGTATTTCTTGCGTTTGCGCGCTTCTTGCGGTGTTTTCTTCCTTGCTTCTGGCGCCCCATGCGGTCATCGCTTGGGTTTGGTCTCTTAATTTCTGCGTTACTTGCCCGCCTTGCGCCATCGTTTTAGCCACTCTGTTAGCGTAACTGATCCTAGCGTTATCGGTTTTAGCTAGATCGTAATCAACGCCTTTTAAGCCTTTTGTCTTGTGGTTGATCCATAGCTTAACCTGATTGATTAGTCCGCTGTGTTCTTGCGCTTTTTGGATGAGATCATTTCCTAAATCAAGCGCCTTAATGTCATCAAAAATATCCTGAGTCGCTTTGTTAATGCTCGCTAACCTTGTCTTATTCTCGCTTTTTAGGTTCAAGTTGCCGTTTAGATTGACATTTAGATCCATTCCTAAAAACTTTTTAGCCATGTAGTAATCAAACGCCGTGATGCTTCTATTTTTGATCTTGTTATCCAAATAAGCGATCCCGGTAGAGAGATAAGACGGCTCAGCTTCTAAATCTTTCACGCTTTGATTAGCTAAATTTTCTAAATTTTGATTAGCTAAATTTTCTTTAGCTAGATTTTCATTATTTGCCACTGCTTCGCTTTTTTCTTCTTGCTTTAGCGGTTTGTAAAGGCTGTTTAGCTGTTCTTCAAAAATTTCACTTTCGGTTTTTTCGTTGGTCATTCTCTTGTCCTTTCTTTTAGATCACTTTGAAAATGTATTTTTTAAACGCTTCATCTTCTAGCTTGCCTTCTGCTATGAGTTCTTTTCGTTTCAAATTATAAGCGATCTCGTTTTCTATTTTCATCTTATTGTTCAAAAACTCAGCTTCAAGCATTAAAGATTTTTGCAATAATTCCACCTTGTGGCTTTCTTGCGTTACTTGCAAATAGGTTAGCGCTTTTAATTCCGCTAATTTTAACGCTTTGAGTTCCTTAGCTTCCTTTAAAGCGTTTTCAACGCTCTCTTTAATGAAATTCTTTAAAAACTCGCTTTCAAGCTCTTTTAAAAACATTCCTTTCAAGTTTTCATTAATCACGCCGAAAAACGCTTTCGGTTGCGCAGCCAAAAAACTAAAATCTAAATTCTTAATCACGCTTTCAATGATAGCGTTTAATTTGCTTTCTAAAATCCCTAAAATCTTGCTCGTTAAGGCGTTTGTGGTTTCGCTCGTGGTTTCGGTGATGATTTCGTTTTTAGCTTCTTTAAGTTCGCTCTGTAATTCTCTATCGCTTAAAATCGTATTTAATTCGCTTTTAATTTCGTTTTTGATTTCTTGCTTTAAATCGTTTGTGATCGCTTGCTTGTCAAATTGGCTTAAAAGCTCATTGTGTATTTCTTTGGTTAAGGCTTCTTTGTTGACTAATTCATTCACCTTTTTTTTTACAATTAAAGGCATCTCTACTAATTGGCCGTTTAGATAGCCTTTAAAGGTGTTTTTTAGGTTTTCTAAATTCTCGTTAGCTTTAGTATTGACTAGCTCGCTTAATTCGTTTTTAGCTAATTCTAACACTTCATTATTTTTTTGTTTGAGCGTTTCGCTTTCGTTAATAAGTTCTTGGATTTTATTGTAGAGTTTCATTTTTTAACTCCTTTCTATCTTTACAAAACATTTTACAAAATTAAAAAATTTATTTTAAGGGTTATGTTGTTTAAAAGTGCTAATTAAAGCTTCATAGCCTTGTATCTTTTCTTCGCATGTGTTGTCTTTGATAGTGATTTTATGGTATTTATTCTTAATTTTCGTTGCTTCTAAAAGCTTGTTAGCCTTGTATTGTTCGCTTTCTAATTCTAGCGTTTTAATAACTTCGTTTTGTTTGATTAAATGCGCTTGATTAGTGTTTAGCCTTTCGTTCGCTAACGCTAATTTAATTTTTAGATTAGCGTTCAAACCTAACAAAAAAACGATGATAAGATAAGGCATAATCCCTTTAAAAACCCTAAAAATCAAGCTATAAGGCATTATCTAAAATCTAAACATAGGATTAGCGTAAAGTGCCTTAAAATCTTCCTTGCTTATCGTGTTAGGCTTTGGTGCGCTTTGAGTGTTTAAAGCGCCTTGCGTGTTGTTAGCATTTGTTAGCATTTGTGGCGTTGGCGGTTTAGCGTTATTACCCACGCTTACGCTCGCTTTTGCGCTTGGTTTGGCTTTCATTAGCCACTTGTATTGTTGCTCGTTCATTCTAACATCTTGCGCTAAATTTTGCGTTTTGAGATCATTCAATCGTTTGTTTTGCCTGTGCATTTCTTCATTCATGATCTGTTGTCTTTTAGCAAAATCCATGCTTTGTTCGGCTTGTCTTTTTTGCAACTCAAACGCTTCGGCTTGTTTCTTATCATTAGCTAAATCTCGCATTCTTTGATACTTCAAGGCTTCTTCTTTGATTTTAGCGCTATCAAAAAGGCTTCCTGCGTTCGCTATCGTGTTCGCAAAATTTCCCATGCTTTCATTAAGCAACAAATTAGCGTATCGTTGGTTATTCAACGCTTGATTAAAGCTATCTAATCCACCAATGCCCGCTGTGATGCTTTCAAAATAAGCCATTAGTTTGTCCTTTCTTTGAGTTTGTTCGCTACCACGCTGATAGTGATGTCTTTAGTTAAGCTCGTTTTAGCGTTACTCGCTTTAAAGGTTATTGTATGTTTTCCTGCCTTATCGCTTCTAAACAAAAACACGCTACCGCTCGCTAATAGTTCGTCATTCTCATTGTAAAAGCCTTCGGTTGCGTTAGACAAAGTGCTAAATCCCCATAACCTTGTTGGCGTGTCTTTCAACACTTCTAATTTATCGCTAAAAACCTGTATAGAATTAACCTCGCTTTGTTCGTTCAACTTCTCTAATTCCTTACTCAATTCGTTTAATAGCGTTTTGAGTTCGTTCGTTTGTTCTTTTTCTTGCACGCCCACTCTCCCATTGTTTAAAGTAATTTGATTGTATTCAGATCCGATCTGACTGATGATTTTAAAAGCTGCTTCAAAGTTTGAAGGCGTGATCCCATTAGCCGCATTCGCTTGCACCTGTAAAAGGCTTACTAATGCGTTCGCGCGGTTGATCATAGCGTTGTCTTTTAAGCTTTTTAGCATCGCTTGGCATTGGATCAGTTTGTTTAAGGTTTCGGCTTTAGCGTTTTGTAAGTTCGCTTGCATGCTCAAAAAGTCTATTTGCATTTTCGCTCTCACTTGCTCGCTTTGCAAGTCTTGCGCTTGCTCGTTTAAAGCTAACTGCTCGCATTGTAAGGCCGCTTGCATGCTCGTGGTGTTAAGTTCTTTGTTATTGAAATTCTGTTTTTGTAAGGCTTCTTTGAATAAAACAAAATTCCTAATAAATCGGGTTGTATCCATTTTTAAGCCTTATCAATGATTTTAAGCAAAAAGTTATTAACGCCCTTATCTTTGACTAAATCAAAAAACTTTTTTACCGCTTCATTGCTTTTGTAAATCATCTCTTCATCGTGTTGCATACCTAACAAAACACACCCTAAAGTATCATGCGCGCTGTTACCTACATGGATTAAGATTTTTCGGTTTGTGAAATCCTTATTATTAGGATCAACAAGTTGCAACACTTCATGGCGCTTATTATCGCATTTTTTGTTTTGGTATTCTTTAGGCACCGTGCAACTCGTATCGCTCCATGCTAATCCGTAATCCCTCGCTATGATCGGTTTATCTAAATTCGGCGTGTCCGTTGGCTCTCCGCTGTTTTCTAATGAAAAGCAACTAAAAAGCGCGTCTTTTTTTTCATAGTGTTTGATTATCGCTTTATCGCTTGCGCCTTGATCGTGCGTGCTTTCAAACACTCTAAAATTTCCTAACATGCCGCTTTCTTTCTTGTCTTTCCTTGTTAGCGGCTTTAAATCGTGTTTTCTTTCTAATAGGACTAAATACATTAACTTCCTTTGTTTCTTGGTATTTAATCCAAAGTTGGGCGTGATTTTAAGGGTTATGTTTTGTGCAAAACTTTAGATCGTTTTCCAGCGTTTCCGTGTAAATCAACAACGCTCGCAAATATTCTAACGCTTCTAAATGTTCGCTCGGGCGTGTTGGTATTTCGATGTCGCATTTAATCGGAACTTTCACCTCTTGATAGACGATCTTTTCAGCGCATGCGCTAAAGCACACGCTAACAACAAACGCTAAAAATAAAAGCTTCATTCTAAAATTTCATAAACTAACGCTTGAGAATGCTTGTAAAACACACAATTATTATAATAATCTTTCGGTAGGCTTTGCGTGGTTAGATTAGCAAAATGCGCATTATTTAAAAAGCCTGTTTCAAACCCTTCCGTGTTGCTCGTATAGTTCACATTAACCCATAAATCTTTATGCTTTCTAGCAAATAACGCTATTTTATAATCCGATTCTTCACTTGGCGTTTTGAAAACACAATTAGTTCTATAAGTGTTTATGCTTTTGTTGTCATTATTCAAATTAGCGTTTTTGTTTTGATAAAAGCTGTTGATGATCGGATACACCTTATTATTCGCTTTCAAGCATAACACCATTTCGCCCATGCTTTCGCTATAAATACCGTTCGTGGATAATTCATAAGGCATGTTAAATTGCACGATGTAGCTTTTTTGCGCTGCTAAATGGATACTATTAATCTCAAACAATTCCCTAAACTCATCGCTTTCGTTTTTGAAAAAACTTTGACGCCCATAAACATAAATTCCTACAAACTTCATGTTAACGCCTTGCATGCGTGGCATGTTTATTAGGCTTTGCGTGGCTGTTTTCAACTTTTCTAATTCCAACGCTAGAGTGTTTTTAGCTTGCGTGAGTTCAACTACAAGATTATTTTTTAACTCGCTTCCTGCTTCATTTAGCTTTTGTATTTCGCTCGTGGTTGCTTTTTGTAGTTCTAAATTCAAGCGCGATTCTACTTCTTGCTTTTTCGCTTCTAAACTAGTTACTAAAGCGTTAATTTTAGCCTTTAGTTCCTGTTCGCTGTTTTCATAGCTTGCTAACTTGTTTTTAATGGTTGCGATCGTTTCTACGATTTTTAAATCGTGTTCGCTAAAGTTCTCTAAAATATCTAACTGGTTCAAAACCTTTGAAATTTGATAAATACCATCCAAACTCCTAAAAACCTGCTCTTTAAAATCCCCGCTATTTAAAGCGTTTTCTAAACCTTTCAAATCCATTTCACAACCTTTTTTTTAGACTATCTAACGCTATGTTACTCACGCTCTCCGCTCCTAAATATCCCACGCCTCCACTAATCGCTACGCACAAACTAGTAGGCAAACTAAAAAAATAATCCGTGATTTCGTAGCTAATCCAAGTTAAAAGCATGCTACTTCCAACGCCTTGAATAAAATAAAACAATTTTTCGGTTTTATTCTTAAATTCTTCCTTTTTAACGCTTCGCAACACATACAAAAATCCCACAAACAACCCGATCAATCCTACCAAAAAATACGGAATGATTTTTGAAACTTCAAAACCTAAAACGATCAAATGTTGTTGCATTATTTGGTATTAATTTTCTTATGTTCAAAAATTACGATGTCTTGTAACGCCTTCAAATTATTTTTAACTTCAGCTTCTAATTTTTCGGTTTTGTTCATGTCGTTAATGATCAACACCAATTCAAAAATTTCTAAAATACAAAACAAAAACACCACTGCCGGGATCACTTTTAAAAATTTTTCTTTCCACATGCACTAATCCTTAAATTTTAAGATAGCTTAATTCTAAAATTTCTAAAATTTCATCATCGCTTCGCTGTTTGCTCTTAACTTTAGCGATGAAGCCCCTATAACCTCTATTTTTTAAAAGCCTTTCATTGTTTCTTTTTTAGACTTTTTAAACGCTAAACGCCTTTTTTTAATGTTTTTAACTTTTTTAAAATGTTTAATAAGATTTATATTTTTCATTTCTTAACCTTTCCTTTTTCTTTATTAAATCTAAATCAAAAAGGATTTTTAAGGGTTATGTTTTCTAAATTCTCCATGTCGGTTTGGCTTTAAATCTAGCGTTATCATTTTCTTTAATCTCTCTTTTTAGTGGCGCTTTCACGCTCTCATGCGTTATCGCGCTCGCTAAAGCGTCTATGCAATCATCTTTTTTGAATGGCTTGTCCGGATTGAAGCTAAAAAGCTCTTTTTCTATTTGTTCGGTGTTGTTAGCTGAATGGCTAAACGCTAAAAAACCCGTATTATAAAAAGGCCTTATTGCTTTGATCTTATCCACTTTAGAAATCTTTCTACTTGGCGTATAGCAAATAATCTCATCGTTTAATAATTCCTTGTTATTTTCTTTGACTTGTTGGTTGTGTCTCGCTAATGCGACTAAAAGCAAACGATACAACACTAAACCTCCGCCATCGCTTTCAATGTAGGTTTTAGCGTCCTTGTATTTTTCTTTTGCCGCTAGAATGTGTTTAATCGTATCTTCTTCGCTCCAAATCCCAAAAAAACAATCTAAAACGATATACCTAACGCTTTCATTATAATTTTCCACGCCCACAACGACGATCGCTCTGTTATCGGCGTTCTGGCTTAAAGATAAAGCGTTATCTACAAAAATATAAGTGTTCATCTCTCCTAATTCGTGCGTGAAAACTTTTTTTAGATACTGCGGATCAAAATAACCACCACTACTAACAATCGGATCTTGCTGGTATTGGGCGCTAAATTCATCATTGCCCATTTGCAACCTTAAGGCTTCTAATTGTTCCTTGTTGTGTTTAGCTTCAAATAACGGCGTGTCTTTCTCTCTTACATGTTCAAAATCATTGATCTTGTAAAATTCTTTGTTTTCGTTCAAGGCTTTAAGTTGTATAATTCTCCACTTTTGGATCGTTTCAGTGTCAAACTCGCGCTCGCTCTGTAAAAACCCGCATAGATCGTTGCTCCCTAAGCGTTGCATTAAGATCGTTATGTTTGATCTCGTGTCTTGCAAGCGTGAAATAACGCTTTCTTTGAAGTTCGCATTAACATTATTAACCTCTTTTTTAGAACTCATATCGCTCACTTTGATAGGATCATCAATGAGTATCTGATTAGCATGAAATCCGGTAATCGCGCTTTTTAGCGTGGTAACAAACAAACCTCCGCCCTCTCGTAAAATAAACTCCCTCGAGTTGTTTTGCAAAAATTCTAAAGGCTCATCAAAAAAAATACTTTTGAAAAAAAAGCTATCCATCAAATCCCTTACTTGGTTGGCGATCTTTCTGCATAACTCATCGCTATAAGAAATATAAAAGATTTTTTTAGTGCGGTCTTTTCCTAAACTCCACGCTATAAAACACCTTGCTATAATCTCGGTTTTTCCGTAGCTTGGTGGCATGTTCAAAATCAAACGCCTGATTAATTCGTTACTTTGGCATGTGTTAGCTTGCGTGCATTCTAAAACTTTGCATAAATATTTAATGTGCCAGTTGTCTAAAAACGGCTTATTTTCGTATCGCTCCCACTTCAAGCGTAGGAATTGATAAAGATCACGCCTCGCTAATTCTCTTAACGCTAATTCTTTTAAAGCTCTTTGCTTATCCATTCGCGCACACTCCTAAAGAAAAACAAACCGCTAGAATAAAGCTCAAACCTAACGCTAAAACTAAAACGCTTATTCCTAACATTTCTAAAATCTTGTTTAGCATTTTTTTGACTTTCAATAGTCTAAATTCTGCGCGCTCGGGTATTTTCGCCATGTCGTTTTATCGCTCGTTTTTAGCTTCTTATTGGGCTTGTTTGCGGGCGTTTCATTATTAGCATTGTTAGCGTTTTCTTGTTGCATTTCGCTAATCGCTACCGCTTGGTTAATTTTCTCGCTTTCGTTCGTGGTTTGACTTAACGCTCCTTGTTCGGCGTATTTGTGCGCTTTAGCTTGTAATTCCAAAATCTCAGCTTGTAATTTTTGGATCTGCAAGGCTTGGATTTGTTGGTTATAGGGCGCGTTCGCTTTAGCGCTTTCTTGTTGCAAGGCGTTAGCGTTTTGGATCGCTTCTAAAACATCGTTAGTGATCGGGCTGTCCATGTCGTTTAGCATCAGTGGCACTAAATTAGGCACTAGATCCGGTCTTATAGGCGCTAAAATCTTCAACAACTCGTTCCAGTTGTACCATTTTTCGTCTCGGCTTTCGGTCTTTAGTTGGGATTTCAAAATCAAATCAAATTTAAGCGGTCTTATTTTGTTATTATCGCTAGAATTGATTTTAAAATACCGATCGCCTACTTTCCTATCCACGATCTTAAAAACCTGTTCTTTGGTAAAATACTCGCAAATGAAGCTAATAGCTAACCTAAACACCAGCCGATCCATTTCATCCGTCGCTTTTAAAAAGGTTTGTAAGCCCATCAAACCGCTTTCTTTCCTTTGCGCGATCGCTACCCCACTCTGCCTATTAACTGCCATGCCTAAGCTTTCATCGTTCAGTCCTGCTAATAGCCTTAATAGTTGGCGTTTCTGTTCGGCTTTTTGGCTTAAAGCACTCAAGTCCGCTTGATTGTTCATAAACTGGATTTTGTGATCTTTCAAGGCGTTCGGTCTTACTTTTGCTATAGCATTGTCTAAGCTCATAGTTTCTACAAATTCCGCTACATCCACCACGGCGTCCTCTTCAAACATCGCCTTAAAACTCCCCATCATGTTGCCCATGCGGTTTTCAGCGTAGTTAATGAAATCTTGCATGGGCTTAATGTCCCTAAACAAGCCGTAGTAATTGTTCAGTTCGTCCATGTATAGCTTGGCTACGATAAAAGGGCATGCACCGTTCTTAAATGGTTTTGGCTCGCTCTTGTAAATCCCAGCGCTCCGACTCCATAAATACCGGTTCCATTGATAGATTTTAGTTTCTTCATTGTATTCCTTGTACCAGCTTTCTATCACGCTCGCTATTCTTTCGTGATTCACGCTTGAATAATTCACCATCACGCCATCACCAAATAATAATAAAGCTTCTTGCTCCGTGATTTCTAGCATCTTATGAAAACGCCTCGCGTCTAATGCGTTCTTATCCATAGAGAAATAATCTATTACAAAGCTTTCAGGTTTTAAGGCTTTAATGTCAATTTCCACATTTTTTTCCTTATCTTCATTAACCGTTACTACAAACCTATAAAATCCTATAAAGAGCTATAAAATTCTCTTAATTTGGGATTTTTGTTGTATTCCTAGTTCAACCTTGCTAGTTGCTAAACGATTATTGGATAAGTCATTCAACAGAGCCGTCAAGTCCATAGGCGTAAATTCGGCAGTAACTCTACCTACTAAATGCTTTAAAAGATTGATAGCAGCGTTTATATCTCTATCTAATTCAAAGCCACACTCTAGGCATTGATAAATCCTATCTTTAAGTTTTAAATCTTGTTTAACCTTTTGACAATTAGAACAAGTCTTAGAGCTTGGATAGTAAGTGTCAGCTCTTAGAATTTCTTTATTAGAGTATTTAGCTTTATATTCTAATAGCGTGTTAAACATGGACATAGAAACATCGCTTAAAGATTTAGCTAACTTGTGATTTTTAAACATGTTTTTGACTTTCAAACTCTCTAAACAAAACGAGTTTGAGTGTCTTATAAGAGAGCTTGTGAGCTTGTGTAAAAAATCAAGTCTGATGTTAGCGATTTTTTCATGCAAGTGGGTAAGCTTTTTAGAATGCTTTAAGTAATTATTAGATTTCTTGGTTTTATCCCCTTTGGTTTTTGGGTGGATTTTTTTACTCAGTTGTCTGCTAATTCTTACAAGCCTTCTAGTAAGCTTATCTAAGGGCTTAGGGGCATAGATATTTAAGCCATTAGACAAACTCACAAAGGATTTAATCCCTATATCAATCCCTAGTTTATTATGACTCTCTTGGAGTTTATGGGTTCGCTTGTATTCACTCTCATCAATATCACAAGAGATTGAAACATAGAAATGATCGCCCTTTTGAGTGATGGTAGCGTTATGGATTTTGCCTTGAAATCTTAGTTTTTCAGTGAGTTTGATTGGAGGTAAGTTAGGTATTTTTAAATAATCAGTATTAGCTGTTTGAATGATTTTAATTTGGTCGCCCCCTATATAAAAAGAACCTTGAAACTCTCTTTTCTTTTTAAATTTAGGGTAACTCACTAAACCTTTTTTTAAATCCCTAAAAAACTTATTAAAGGCTAGATTTAAGTGGATAAAAGGCTGTTGGGTGGCGTATTTAGTTACTTCATAAACGAAATTAAATTGCGATTTTTTAAGAGCGTTAAATTCTTTTTTAAGCTGTAGATGGTTGGCTTTAATGCCTAGTTGATAGCTTTCTTTCCATTTGGCTAATCCCCAATTATAAGCTAACCTAGCGCACCCAAAAGCTTTTTTAAAATAAGTAATATGCTTGTTGTTAGGCTTTAAAGCTATTTTATGCGTGATTGAGATAGCTGACATTGTTAGTGATTACTTCTTGCATTTCATCTAAGAGCTTCTTGTTTTTTTAGACCTAGAGCCATACAATCTAGCGCTAAAGACGGTTATGATTTCTAAAACATCTTTGGCTAATTCTTCTTCAAACCTCACATTTTCATCGCCCTTATTGATGATAACCACTTCTACTTCTTTAGCTTCACAAATACTGAATACCAATTCGGCTCCAAAGCGTAATAATCTGTCTTTATGCGTTAATACAAGACGTTTGACTTGATTGTCTAAGATTAAGTTTAAAAGCTTGGTTAAGCCTTTTTTATAGTAATTCATGCCACTCCCTAAATCTTGTATCACTTCATAGTTAAAGCCGCATTTAGCGCAATAAAGCTCTAAAACTTGAACTTGTCTGATTAAATCATCTTGTTGGTCATGCGAACTTACTCTAGCATAAGCTATTGTTTTTAATTCATCTTGATTAAAGACTACGCTTCTATTGATACGCCTTAAACTTTCTAACTTATAACGCCTTTCACCGCCTTTAGTGAGTTCATCAGGTTTTAACAAATCTCTTTTATCCCAATTGCGTAAGGTTTGGATAGTTACACCCAAAAGCTTACTCGCTTGACCGATGGATAGCATTCTTTTATTCATGCGAGCAGTATAACACAAAACTTAATAACCTATACAAAAATTATAGTGTTTTATGGATTATTATAGGATTTTAGTTGCTGTTTTTAACCCATGTGGGTGAGCAAAACGCTAGGGCATAAGGATTTAAACACCACTTACAGCACTTACAGCCACTACATTTCTCAACAAGAAAAAGAAAGGGCTAAATTTTTAAAGGGGATACTATGAAAAAAGAAACCAACGAAAAGGAAAACACCATGAGCGTATTTCATTATTTGACTTACCAACGCATCAAAGAAAGCCATGCAGGTATTAGTTTTTTTGATTTCATTCAAAAATTAGAAAAACTCCAAAAAACGCACACGATCAGATCCAGCGTTTGCAACGTGAAAAACCGACGCGTTATTAGCTATTCAATCCTACTCCAAAAAAAGGCGGTATGAAATGGAACAAGAAAAATTACAACCGATCGATTTAGAAGTCTTGGAAGCGCTTTTTAAAAGAACGTATTTGCCCAAGACAGCGGACGAGATTGCAAGAAAGCTCAATATTGACTATGATGGAGAAATTATCAAGAGGTTTAAGAAGTTTTTAAATGCTAACAACATTTAAACTAAAACCTAGAAAGAAACCGCTATTAGGAACGACAGAAAATCCTAATAGCGAGAAAATATTAGCAAAAAGCAAAAAACAAAAATAGGGTTATATTTTTTTTGAAAAACATAACCCTTAAAATCGTTTTAGCGTTTTGTTAAAGTTTGAAAATCAAAATAAGAAAGGATAAGCATGCGCATCAAAGAAAAAGAGATCGAGCTTGAAACCTTGAAACGAGAGATCGCACAAGCGGAAGCGAGTTTAGAACAGGATTTCATTAAGCACATGGTGGATAAGACAAACGAGAAAGTGGAAGATTTGTTTTTTAGCAACAAGCCTGAGTTTTACCGGTTTGTTTTCACGGAGCAAAACAACTACTTAAGAGAGAAGCTAACCGATAAAGTTGGTAGAGCGATGGATTTAAGCGATGAAATCCAAAGAGACAGAGAAAACGAAGAGATTGAAAAAGACAAAGAAGCGTTTTTGAAAAAACACCCGGAAATTGACTTGAACGAGCTTTTAGAGTTTTACAACGAAGAAGTGCCTAACCGCCTTAAAAAGCAAATTGACAAGTTAGAAGGCGTGGCGTTTTTTGAAGCGGTTTTAGACTATTTCAACGCTGTGATCGCTAAAGAAGAAGAGCCTAAAAGCGAAGAAAAAGAAGAAGAGCACCCATTGCCTAAAGAAGCGTTGGGTAACGGCGTTAGCGGTGTAGGATACGCTAACAATGAAAACATCATGACAAGATACTAAGGAGCGATCATGCTAGCAAAACTCAATAACATCAATTTTAACAACATTTCCAATAACCCTAATCTAGGAATAGAGATCGGTAGAGAGATCCAAAACGCAAGCTGGATAAAAAGCCCGTTTTTTAGCATCACAGGCACAGGTGCGGATCGTGGCGTTCGGCTTTTTAGCGTGGCTAATCAGCAACCATTTCGCCCAAGGATTAAAGCGCAATTAACCGGGAGCGGTGTTAGCGGTAATACGGATTTTGAAGCGAATTACGACAATTTAGAAATTTTAAGCCAAACGATCTATCCGGAGGCTTTCGGTAATTCCTTACGATCTAAAATTAAGGCTTACAGCGAGTTAGAACGCATTGATTTTATTAAAGAGAGCGTGGACAGCTTGACTACATGGATGAATGAAGAAAGAGATAAAAGGATCGTTGCGAGCTTGACGAACGATTTCACGAATTACCTCTACAACGATAAGATGAATGTATCGACCATTAGAAAAGCGATTTTTCACGCCAGGAACGGCTTAAAAGAAAACAACGCTAAAGCCTTCCCGATTAAACCCGTTAGAGCGAGCATGCAAAGCGTTGGTAATGTGATCGTGCAAAACACAAGCTACATTATCCTTTTAGACAGCTACCAAGCCAACCAACTAAAAGCGGATAGCGAATTTAAAGAATTACGCAAGCTTTACGCTTTTGCAGGAGAAGATAAAGGCATGCTCTATAGCGGGCTTTTAGGCGTGATTGACAATTGCCCGGTGATTGATGCGGGCGTGTGGAATAAGCTAAATGTGGGCATGCCCAATTCCACCGTGAGCGATAGCGATTTTTCACGCTACATTAATAAAGCGAATGTTAGTAAGATCGTAACGCCTTTGCAACTCAGAGAAGCGCTAAAAACCAACAAAGCAGAGATCTCGATCGGTTGCTTGATCGGCGCTAGCGCGGTGTTATTAGCGGGATCTAAAGAAACGAGGTTTTATATTGACGAAACCGTGGATGCAGGCAGAAAATCATTAGTTGGCGTGGATTGTCTTTTGGGCGTGTCTAAAGCCAAGTATAAAAGCACGGACGGAGTCGTAACGCCTTACGATAACCAAGATTTTGCCGTGATCGGTTTAGTGTCTAACATGATGTGAAAAGAAAGGAAAAAAGAACATGAAACAAAAAGTCCACAGCGTGAGCTATCTAGCAAAAGCGGAGTTTGAGTTTAAAAACGGCGTTTATGATTTAGTGGCAATTCCTAGCGGTGCAGAAGTCGTTAAGGTAAGTTTGGAAGTGGTAGGAAATCCTACGGTTGGAAGTGTTAGCGTGGGATTTAAAGACGAAGAACAAAAAAACTATTTTTTTTCGTTGGAAGGCATACAAACTACTACTACCGCCACGAGCGCGAAAGACTACACGGCTACGAGCAATAAGGTAGTAGTGGCAGAAGTCAAAAACGCTAATGAGAACGATGTTAAAGGCGTGTTAAGAGTGTTATACTTTTTACCGAGCGTGATTGAAGTAGAGTATTAAATAATTTAAGCATTTTTGAAATGTTTAAAAATGTTTTGAAATGTTTAAAAATGTTTTGAAATGTTAAGAATGCTTTAAAACTTTAAGAAAGGTTAAAAAATGTTTTTTAAAAACCCTTTAAACGATCCAAACTACTTCAAGCCACAAAGCGCTAAGCCACAGCTAACACGAGAAAGCATGCCCAAAAACTTTGGCTTGTTGAATTATTCTAAAACAAGTTATAGCGATTTTTTGAATAATTACAAGCCAGTGGAAACGCCTAAAGCCTCTAAATTTTCTAACTTCATGGAGAACGTGGGCGGATATGGTGGTTTAGGGATGCTAGGAGGAGCGATCGGCGGGTTAGGTAGCTTGATCGTGGGAGCGATTAACTACAGCGAGCAAAACAAAAACGCTAAAGAAAGCGCTAGAATGGCTAAAGAGCAGTTTGAATTGGAAAAACAACGCTACAACGCACGAGAGCAAGAACGCCTAAACAACCGGGAAGCGATTGAAACGATCGCTAAAAACAACGCTGACATCATGACAAGGTTTTAAACAACATAACCCTTAAAATCACGCCTGACTTTAGCTAATCTTTAGCTAAAAGAATAAGGCTTAATTATGGACTTTACTACACTACAGAACGATTTTTCTAACGACTATCAAAAGGCTTTAATCGCTAATATTGAATTTTTAGAAGCTAAGAAATACTACAACGGCAACCAACTCCCGCAAGACGTGCTAAACATCATTTTAGATCGTGGTCAAACGCCAATCGTTGAAAACATGTTTAAAGTGATTGTAAATAAGATTTTAGGTTATAAGATAGAAAGCATAAGCGAGATACGATTAAGTCCTAAACAAGAAGAAGATCGAGCCTTAAGCGATTTATTGAATAGTCTTTTACAGGTTTTCATCCAACAAGAAAACTACGATAAAGCGATGATTGAAAGAGATAAAAACCTTTTGATCGGTGGCTTAGGAGTGATCCAATTGTGGGTTAAAAACAGCAACTAAAATCCTATAATAATCCATAAAACACTATAATTTTTGTATAGGTTATTAAGTTTTGTGTTATACTGCTCGCATGAATAAAAGAATGCTATCCATCGGTCAAGCGAGTAAGCTTTTGGGTGTAACTATCCAAACCTTACGCAATTGGGATAAAAGAGATTTGTTAAAACCTGATGAACTCACTAAAGGCGGTGAAAGGCGTTATAAGTTAGAAAGTTTAAGGCGTATCAATAGAAGCGTAGTCTTTAATCAAGATGAATTAAAAACAATAGCTTATGCTAGAGTAAGTTCGCATGACCAACAAGATGATTTAATCAGACAAGTTCAAGTTTTAGAGCTTTATTGCGCTAAATGCGGCTTTAACTATGAAGTGATACAAGATTTAGGGAGTGGCATGAATTACTATAAAAAAGGCTTAACCAAGCTTTTAAACTTAATCTTAGACAATCAAGTCAAACGTCTTGTATTAACGCATAAAGACAGATTATTACGCTTTGGAGCCGAATTGGTATTCAGTATTTGTGAAGCTAAAGAAGTAGAAGTGGTTATCATCAATAAGGGCGATGAAAATGTGAGGTTTGAAGAAGAATTAGCCAAAGATGTTTTAGAAATCATAACCGTCTTTAGCGCTAGATTGTATGGCTCTAGGTCTAAAAAAAACAAGAAGCTCTTAGATGAAATGCAAGAAGTAATCACTAACAATGTCAGCTATCTCAATCACGCATAAAATAGCTTTAAAGCCTAACAACAAGCATATTACTTATTTTAAAAAAGCTTTTGGGTGCGCTAGGTTAGCTTATAATTGGGGATTAGCCAAATGGAAAGAAAGCTATCAACTAGGCATTAAAGCCAACCATCTACAGCTTAAAAAAGAATTTAACGCTCTTAAAAAATCGCAATTTAATTTCGTTTATGAAGTAACTAAATACGCCACCCAACAGCCTTTTATCCACTTAAATCTAGCCTTTAATAAGTTTTTAGGGATTTAAAAAAAGGTTTAGTGAGTTACCCTAAATTTAAAAAGAAAAGAGAGTTTCAAGGTTCTTTTTATATAGGGGGCGACCAAATTAAAATCATTCAAACAGCTAATACTGATTATTTAAAAATACCTAACTTACCTCCAATCAAACTCACTGAAAAACTAAGATTTCAAGGCAAAATCCATAACGCTACCATCACTCAAAAGGGCGATCATTTCTATGTTTCAATCTCTTGTGATATTGATGAGAGTGAATACAAGCGAACCCATAAACTCCAAGAGAGTCATAATAAACTAGGGATTGATATAGGGATTAAATCCTTTGTGAGTTTGTCTAATGGCTTAAATATCTATGCCCCTAAGCCCTTAGATAAGCTTACTAGAAGGCTTGTAAGAATTAGCAGACAACTGAGTAAAAAAATCCACCCAAAAACCAAAGGGGATAAAACCAAGAAATCTAATAATTACTTAAAGCATTCTAAAAAGCTTACCCACTTGCATGAAAAAATCGCTAACATCAGACTTGATTTTTTACACAAGCTCACAAGCTCTCTTATAAGACACTCAAACTCGTTTTGTTTAGAGAGTTTGAAAGTCAAAAACATGTTTAAAAATCACAAGTTAGCTAAATCTTTAAGCGATGTTTCTATGTCCATGTTTAACACGCTATTAGAATATAAAGCTAAATACTCTAATAAAGAAATTCTAAGAGCTGACACTTACTATCCAAGCTCTAAGACTTGTTCTAATTGTCAAAAGGTTAAACAAGATTTAAAACTTAAAGATAGGATTTATCAATGCCTAGAGTGTGGCTTTGAATTAGATAGAGATATAAACGCTGCTATCAATCTTTTAAAGCATTTAGTAGGTAGAGTTACTGCCGAATTTACGCCTATGGACTTGACGGCTCTGTTGAATGACTTATCCAATAATCGTTTAGCAACTAGCAAGGTTGAACTAGGAATACAACAAAAATCCCAAATTAAGAGAATTTTATAGCTCTTTATAGGATTTTATAGGTTTGTAGTAACGGTTCTTCTCCTTGGCTTAGCATCAAGCTTGCAAAGGTGTGCCGTGTGGTGTAAAGCTTTCGGTCTTTTAAATTTAATGCTTTTAAAAGCGATTTGAAAGCTCTTTGAAACATGGTCGATCGTTTAGGCATGCTAATGAAAACAAATTTTTTATTTTCAGGTTCGCTTTCTTGTAGCTCTTTTAGGATTTTTGCCACTGGCTCTAATAGATCAACTTCTCTAACGCTTGGTTTGTTTTTAGGCGTTGTGATGGATCCTAATTCATTCAAGGACTTGTTAATAACGATCTTTTTTTCGTTAAAGTCAATGTCTTCCCACGTTAAAGCTAACTGCTCGCCGGTGCGCATGCCGGTAAAAAACGCTACTGTTAGAAACGCTTTCAGTCTTAAGCTTTGCGCGTTTTCAATAAGCGTCTTAACCTCTTCTAAATTGAAAGGCTTGATTTCTTTGGCTTCTTGAGCGTTTTTTAGCGTTACGGAAAAATACGGGCTTTTTTCTAAAAAGCGTTCTTGCTCGCAAAACTCTAAAAAACTTTTTAGGTTAGCGTTTAAGTTGTGGATCGTGTTTCTCTTGTAATGCTTTAGCGTGTCTTGGTGATAGAGTGCGATCTTTTCTTTGGTGATTTTTTTGAGCTTATCGCTTTCCTTCAGACCTATCACTCTAAAAATGCTATTGAAAACGTTTTCTAAAGAATTAAGACTCGTTTGTTTTAGCCCTATTTTTAACGCTAGAAATCGTTTTAACGCTTCAAGTATGGTAATCTTTGATTGTATCTTAAGCGTTCGTTTTTCGGCGTTTTTAAGGCGCTTATTAGCGTTTTTGATCGCTTCTAATCGTTTGACAAACGCTAAAATCTCTTTTAGGCTTTTGTTTTGGAAATATTCTAAAGCTTCGTCGGTGTTCATCTTTAGGCACTCTCTGGCTTTGTTTAGGCTCACTCTAAAGCGTTTATTGTTTTTGTCGTAGTAGTTAAGATATGGAGTCGACTCGCCTTTGTAATCTCGTTTGTAGATCGTAAAAGTGTTTTTCATAACAAACTCCTTAAAATGTAAGCGGTAGCTAAAATCAAGCTAAACGCTATCAGTAAAACCCATTCAAAACGATCCGCCTTTTTTTCTAAAGGCTTGTTTAGATTTTTTAGATTTTTATTAGGCTTCATTGTTGCCCCCTTTGCTTTGGTTGTTTTCTAAGCCTTGTTTTAAGGCTTCATCGCTTGACTCGGCTTTTAAGCTTGAGTTGTTGGTTTGATTGGTTTGTAGGCGTTTTGGCTCGCTCGCTTGCGCCTTGTCTCTAAACGTGGTTTTTTGCCTCTCGCTAAAGGCTTTTTTAGTTGGATTTAAAGCGCCTTTTTTAGTTTGTGCGCTCGCTTTAGGCTTAAGCGTGGTTTTTTGCGTGAGATCGCTTATATTTGCGTTCTCGCTTGCTTGCGTTCGCTCGCTTTCTTGATAGGTTGCGTTCTTTGGTGCGCCGTTTTTTAGCGCTTGTATCGCTTGCGTGAGTTCTTTAAGCTCGTTGAAGCTTGTTGCTGTCTCGTGTTTTTGTCTCATTTTTGAGGCTCCTTTCGTATTCTAACGCCCTTTTTTCAGGCGTTTGGTTAGTTTAAAATGCGTTAGCTTTTAAAAATGCTTGTTTGATTGTGAGACAAAAAGATTAACCCCCCGCTTGGGTATTTGAATGCCCAAAATCGTTCGGTTTTTTCAAATAAGCCCCATTGTGTAGGCTCTTAAAAAAGATTTTTGCTTTTGTTGTTGTATAGGGTTTTTAGCGTGCGGTTTTGTTGGATTTGTGAAATAAGCTATAATAAGCCCATTTTGAACACCAACGATTATTTTAATAAGGACAATCAATGAAAGATAGTTTTCTTTTCACTTCTGAATCAGTAACCGAGGGGCATCCTGACAAAATGGCTGATCAAATCAGCGATGCGGTTTTAGATTACATTATTGAGCGGGATCAAAAAGCCAAAGTCGCATGCGAGACTTTAGTTTCTAATGGTTTTTGCATGATCACTGGCGAGTTAAAAACTTCTGTTTATGCCCCTATGCAAGAGATTGCAAGAGAAGTGGTTAAAAAGATTGGCTATACAGACGCTCTTTATGGCTTTGATTACAGAAGTGCGGCGGTTTTGAATGGCGTTGGCGAGCAAAGCCCCGATATTAATCAAGGCGTGGATAGAGAAGATGGCGAGATTGGGGCAGGGGATCAAGGGCTTATGTTTGGTTATGCGTGCAAGGAGACTGAAACGCTCATGCCCTTACCCATTCATTTAGCGCACCAGCTCACTTTCGCTCTGGCTCAAAAAAGAAAAGACAACACTCTGCCTTTTTTAAGGCCTGATGGCAAGTCTCAAGTGAGCGTGCGTTATGAAAACAACAAGCCTGTAAGCATTGATACGATTGTTATTTCCACCCAACATTCCCCAGAAGTTTCGCAAAAACATTTAAAAGAAGCCGTGATTGAAGAGATCGTGTATAAGGTTTTACCCAAAGAATATTTGCATGATAATATCAAGTTTTTTGTCAATCCCACAGGAAAATTTGTTATCGGTGGGCCGCAAGGCGATGCGGGTTTGACGGGCAGAAAAATCATCGTGGATACTTATGGGGGGAGTTGCCCGCATGGCGGGGGAGCGTTTAGCGGGAAAGACCCCAGTAAAGTGGATAGGAGCGCGGCTTATGCGGCCCGCTATGTGGCTAAAAATTTGGTAGCGAGTGGGGTTTGCGATAAAGCGACCGTGCAGCTTGCTTATGCGATTGGGGTGATAGAGCCAGTGTCTATTTATGTGAACACGCATAACACGAGCAAGTATTCAAGCGCAGAGCTAGAAAAATGCGTGAAAGCGGTTTTCAAACTCACGCCAAAAGGCATTATTGAAAGCTTGGATTTATTAAGACCCATTTATTCGCTCACTTCAGCTTATGGGCATTTTGGGCGCGAATTAGAGGAATTCACTTGGGAAAAAACCAACAAAGATGAGGAGATTAAAGCGTTCTTTAAGCGTTAA